GGGAATTATAGAACAAGATGGAAAAGCTTATAACGTTATTCTTAACTCTGCTAGTAATACCACTATCAGTATCCGCCAATCAGGAGGTTGATTTAACCTTACCTGAAACTCCGTTTGACTTTGAACAAATGGAGAGAGATAGTAAACTAATCAAAGAATTGGAAGAAAGAGATTATTATAGAATATTTAATGACCCTCACCCTTTGCCAACGCAAGAACAAATTCGATACTCATGGATAATACACACACTTGATATGGCAACTACCATTTATGCATTGAAGACTCATGATAATATTAAAGAAAGAAATCCTATACTTGGAGAGAACCCAAACAATGTAGAAATCATAGGATTAAAACTATTAATACTACCGATTGTTCATCAAAATTCAAGTGAACATGCAATGATTTATTTTAATGCTATAACTACTGCAACAGTAATTAATAATTTGTATGTAATAAGTAGGTATGATTAATAAATTATTAAGTATTATTTTTATTTTTGCAATATTTATTTGGAATCCTTATCCTTTACAAATAGCAGAATTAAAAACTTATGACTGGTTAATTATGAATACAGAACCAGTTCAAAACCAACAAATTTTAATTGTTGATTTAGATGAAAACTTTATTAATGAATATGGAGGGTGGCCTTTACCAAGGTCAGTTTATGGCGATTTAATTACTACTACAAATGCTATTCCAGGTATAACAGTATTAATGCCAAATGAAGATATAAGAGGAGAAAACTATGATACATACTTTTCTTTTCGTATGTCAAGAATACCAACAGTTCTTGCTACAGCAGCATCAACACAAGTAACCAGTGCTGGCTCTCATGTCGGTACTGCACAATTAGGAGAAGACCCTTTACCATGGCTATATCAATATCCAGGAATTTTACAACCAACACCCGTCCTAGCCGTATCCTCAAAAGGAAGAGGAGTAGTTACCTCAAGTCCAGAACTAGACGGAGTTACAAGAAGAATACCTCTAGTCGTAAACTCTCAAGAAAAACTTTATCCAAGTTTCGCACTAGAACTACTAAGAGTCGCAATAGAAGACCCAAGCTATCAATTAAAAACAAACGAACAAGGTATTGAATGGATAAGAGTTCCAAATTATCCACTTATGAATACAGACTCAAATGGACGAATATTTTTAGATTGGAACACAAAATTTTATAAACAAACTGGAAGTGAATTTATCAACGACCCGATTGAAGCGCCCTTTGTCATAGTGGGTACGACTGCAGAGGGTGTAACTAACCCTGTACCTACTCCGGCAGGGCCTAAATATCCTCATGAAATTCAAGCAAATATATTACACAATCTTATACAGGGGACTGCTCCTAGCACACCAAGTTGGGCTTTGGCTATCGAATACGCCGTTGCTTTACTTGCTTTTCTTACTTTGGCTTTTGCATCAAGGTCTATCTGGTTTTCCGTTCCTGCACTGGCATTTTTCACTGTAGGTTCTTCATACGGAGTCTGGTATGCTTATCAATCTTCTTACTTGATAGACGCTAGTGGAATCGTAATATTATCCGTTTTATTTTGGGCATATCATACTTTCGTAAGTTTCCTATCGGAGTATCGACAGAAACTTCGAATCAAACAACAATTTGGGACATACGTTAGTCCCGCCTTAGTTAAAAAACTACAAAAAGACCCATCATTACTGAGACTGGGTGGGGAGACAAAACGACTAACATTTCTTTTTTCTGATATTCGAGGATTCACACCAATTTCAGAAAAATATCAAAAAAATCCACAGGGACTTACAGAACTTATTAACAGATTCCTTGACAATCAAACACAAATTATATTAAAACATGGTGGAACAATCGACAAGTATATGGGAGATTGTATCATGGCATTTTGGGGTGCACCACTTGATGATGACAATCAAGTAGAGAATGCAACCAAGGCGGTTCTTGAGATGAGAGAATCGTTGGAGGAACTTAATGAAAGACTCAGAGAAGAAGGCCTGGATCAAATTAATACAGGAGCGGGAATCAACACAGGACTCTGCGTGGTGGGAAACTTCGGTAGTTCAAATAGGTTTGATTATAGCGTTCTTGGTGATAGTGTCAATCTTGCTGCAAGGTTAGAGTCTAGTTGCAAGGAATATGATACTAGTCTTATCATATCTGAATACAGTATGCTTGACGGATATGACTACAAATTCTTAGATGAAGTTACGGTCAAGGGCAAATCAGAGCCAGTTAAAATCTATACCATTGAAAAATAGTACTTGACTTCAGGTACGATTTTTGGTATAATTTAAAAATAGTTGAGAAAGAATCAACAAGAAGAAATAAGGAAAACCGAGATGGACACAGATATACAGAAAAATACAGCAGATATCGCAGACTTAGACAAAAGAATGTCTAGTCATGAGGCTATGTGTGAAGAAAGGTGGAAAACTTGTTTCAATAGATTTGATGATATGGATTCATCAATAAGTAGAATAGAGTCAATATTAATTGGAGCATCAGGAAGCTTAATAGTGGGTGGTGCCGTGTTAATACTGGCAATGTGGAATATACAAGTTTAAGGAGAAACAAATGGTAGAAGATAAAAAACCAAGTTCTGGAGCAGCAATGTATAATGTTCAAGAAGAACATATGACTCCAAGAGAAAAAGTATTACTTGCCCGTAAAAAACAATTGCTAAAGAAGAGAAAAACAAACAACACTTATAAGTAATGAGAAAGAAATTATCATATCAAGAGAGATATGAAATATGCAAGAAGTGTCCTCAGTTTAATAAGTTTTGGAAGACCTGCAAATTATGTGGGTGTTTCATGCCCCTCAAAACGAAGTTACGATGGGTAGAGTGTCCAGACGAGCCTCCTCGTTGGACTTAGGAGAAAAAGGTGGCAAAACACAAGAAAAAACCAATGGGTAAAAAGAAAAAGAAAGGTGGAAAAAAGAAAAGAAGTAGAGGATAATTGGTTCCAATACTTTCATAGTATTCGTCATGTTTGTCCATGGAGTTTTAAAAGCTATCTTGAAGGTAGAATACAGATAATTCCTTTTGATAGAGACCTTTTAAAACTGACTGAGATGAACTGGACTGTACAACCGAATGACGCTCTAGTTTATGTAGTAGATGACCTAACTCTAGATGAGATTGATGAATTCGTGGCACATAGAAATGATTGCCAAGAGAAATGTGAATATTTATGGTCTCACCCTACATTTACTAAGGGAGCTAATAATCAAACACCTAAGCCTGTAATTATACAGCAAGACCGGAAACGGTTAATGGAGTTGCGCAATGCCAATGCACAGAAAAGGTAAAAAGAAAAAAATGAATGGTAAGAAACGGGGAATGAAACCTTGTCTTACAGCGAAACAAAAGAAGTTACCAAAAGCACTTCAAGCAGCTATTAAAAAAAGAAACAGACCTTGTAAATAATGCCAGTAAGAAAAGTCAAGGGTGGCTATAGATGGGGTAAATCTGGAAAGATTTATAAATCTAAAAAAGCGGCAGAAAGACAAGGCAGAGCAATATACGCATCAGGTTATGGCAAAACATCGAAAAAAAGACCCAAGGGTCGGAACAGGAAAAAAGCCAAAAGGTAGTGGCAGACGATTATATACTGATGAGAATCCAAAAGATACAGTTAGAATCAAGTTTGCTACTATAAAAGATGCAAGAGCAACTGTACGAAAAGTTAAAAGAGTTCGTAAAAGTTATGCTAGAAAAATACAGATATTAACTGTAGGAGAACAACGAGCAAGAGTGATGGGCAAGAAAACTGTCGCATCAATCTTCAAGTCTGCAAAAGCAGGATTAAGAAAGAAACATAATGCCAGGACACAGAAAAAGAAGAGGCGGACGAAAAAGAAAGGCCGCTAAAAAAAGACCAGTACCAACAAATCCAACTCTTTATGCTAGAGTAAAAGCTGAAGCAAAGAGAAAATTTAAGGTATACCCTTCCGCATATGCAAATGGGTGGTTAGTAAGAACTTACAAAAAACGAGGCGGACGTTTTAGAATGGGAGTTAAAAGAAGATGATAGATTATATCAAATTAAAGTTAAACCAGTTATGGAACATTGTTTCAGGAAAAGATAAAAACTGGGACGGCTCTGTAGATATCAAAGATAAAATGATTGAAGCAGAAGAAAAATCCAAATAATGCCAGGACATAGTGGTGGCTTAACTAAATGGTTTAAAGAAGGCTGGGTAGATATATCTCGGCCAAGAAAAGGGGGCGGTTATGCTCCATGTGGCAGAAAATCTGCTAGAGGAAAAGGCAAAGGAGGATATCCTAAATGCGTTCCTGCTAGTAAAGCAAGACGAATGACTAAAGCACAAATTCGTTCCGCAGTCAGACGTAAAAGAAAAGCAGGTAATCCAGGTGGTAAACCAAGAAATGTTTCTACTTTTGTAAAAAGAAAGAAGAAAAAAACTACTAGGAGACGTAGAAGGTAATCCTAAAAAGGAACCATGGATAGAAAAAACTTAATTAATGACTTGCATGTTATAGCACGATTGCTTGACGAATTAGTTATACGAACTAAAGAAAAAAGAGAAAAGAATAAAAAAGTTAGAAAGTTATTAGAGCTACCTAGAACGGTACATAACAAAGTTAGAATTACAAACTATATTAAACATGGCAATCAATAAAAGAAAACATAAAAAATATATTAAGAATAAAGATATATTTAAAAGTTCTACAAAAGCTCGACAACGAGCAAGAAGATTAGGACTAAAAGGCATTCATTCTCATGGCAGAGGAAAAGCAAAGAGATACATGCCAGGAAGCTCTCACGGAGTTTACGAGAGAGCACTAAGGAGAAAGAAAAATGGCTAGACAAGGCGGATTTCTAAGCGGACCTAGTGTACATGGTACATCTAAGTTAGCTAAACATAAACTAAAAAGAGGGCTTACTAGAGACTTAAATGCAGCAGCAGGAGCATTAGTTAATACTAAAAATCCAAACAGCATTGAAGCTTTTAGATACTCAACACCAGCAAAAGCTATTGGACCAAGGTTTGGAAAAACATTGAATCCAAAAAGACCAAGGTTTCCTGGTAGAAGAAGATAATGGCACTTACAGCAGCGGAGAAAGCTAGGTTAAAAAGAGTAGGACTTCGTGGTTTAAATAAACCAAAAAGAACACCAAAACACCCGACCAAAAAAGCTGTTGTTGCTGTAAGAGTGGGTGGAAAAGTAAAGATAATTAGATTCGGAGCGCAAGGCATGGGTCATAATTATAGTCCAGAAGCTAGAAGAAGTTTCAAAGCAAGACATCGTAAGAATATTGCTAAAGGAAGATCTTCAGCAGCTTGGTGGGCAAATAAAGTCTTTTGGGCAGGTAAAGGTGGAAGTACAAAACGACCTCCAAAATCTCAAAAGCATGTTAAAGGAATAAGAAGGAAAAAAAGATGACAATACCAACTGTTGACACAAGAAGAGTGTGGTTAGATGAAACCACATTAAAAGTTACAAAAGCACTTATGAGCTTTACTGAAAAAGAATTAAAAGGCACTCCGTTAACGAGAGCAGAACTTAATTATTCTAAATTATGTAGTGCATATCTTTATTTGCTTAAGATTGTTGAGAAAAATCAATTACTCGATGATGAAGAAAACCCATTTACACCTGAGACATTACATTGATAGAGACTAGCAGAGCAGATGTAGAGACTAGCTATCTCATGAAATTCAATGATGATAGATTCATTAAACTTCCTATAGATGGATATATGGATTTATTAGGGATTACTCCCAACACTTCACAATATGCAATCATTAATGCAATCAATAATCCTAAATATCGTTTCGTATGTGCTGCGATTTCTCGTAGGCAAGGCAAAACTTATATATCAAATATAATTGGACAACTGGTATGTTTAGTACCTAATAGTCATGTACTACTTATGTCTCCAAATTATTCACTATCACAAATATCATTTGATTTACAAAGAAATCTTATTAAACACTTTGATTTAGAAGTGATAAGAGATAATGCAAAAGATAAAGTTATTGAACTCAGTAATAATTCTACTATAAGAATGGGATCGATTAATCAAGTTGATTCTGTAGTTGGTAGAAGTTATGATTTAATCATCTTTGATGAGGCAGCACTTGTAGATGGCAGAGATGCATTCAATGTAGCACTAAGACCTACACTCGATAAAGATAACTCAAAAGCAATTTTTATATCTACTCCAAGGGGTAGAAATAATTATTTTGCAGAATTTTGGTACAGAGGATTTTCTGACGAATTTCCAGAATGGTCTAGTGTAAAAGCAACTTGGCATGAAAATCCAAGAACATCAGAAGATGATATTAAAGAAGCTAGAAAGACTATGTCAGAAGCTGAATTTGCACAAGAGTATTTAGCAGACTTTAATGTGTACGAAGGACAAATATGGTCATTTAATCATGAAACTCAACTAGCAGATTTATCACAACTTGATACTAGTAAAATGGACGTATTTGCTGGGCTTGATGTCGGTTATAAAGACCCTACTGCATTTTGTGTTATAGCATATGATTGGGACGAGAAAAAGTACTATCTTTTAGATGAGTACTTAGATGCAGAAAGAACAACAGAACAACATGCTGCAATGATAAGAAAGTTAGTAGATAAATGGAACATTGATTGGATTTATATAGATTCTGCAGCACAACAAACAAGATTTGATTTTGCACAAAACTATGACATTACTACTGTAAATGCTAAGAAATCAGTACTAGATGGAATTGGTCATGTAGCAGGAATTGTTGACAATGATGATTTATTTGTACATCAAAGCTGTAGAGAGGCAATCATGTGTTTAGACCAATATCAGTGGGATCCAAACCCTAATTTAATGAAAGAGAGACCAAAACATGATGGAGCATCGCATATGGCTGATGCAATACGATATGCACTATATACATTTGAAACCACAGCCACCTCGTTTTAGAAACACCTGTCAAAAATACTTCTTGACTTTTGGTGTAAACTTTTGTTATAATTCTATTTAAGAGTAAGATATGAAATTTAAGAGAGATTTAGTTAAATATGTGAGAGATAAAGCTAAATCAGGGTATAAGAAAGAAAAAGAGTGTTATATATGCGGAAGCACACATAAGCTCGATTTTCACCATTTTTACGGATTGACCGAATTACTAGACACTTGGCTACGTAATAACAACATAACTATAGAGACTGAACAAGATATACTAGATGTTCGGGAACAATTTATTGGCGAGAATCATGATAAAGTTTATAATAAAACAGTTACTCTCTGCCATCAGCACCATTTGAGATTACATTCAATATACGGAAAGCGACCCAAACTAATCACAGCAGAGAAACAGGCAAGGTGGGTCGAGAAACAAAGAGAAAAACATGGCATGGTACGATAGATTTTTAGGAATAAACCGAGACACGGAGGAAAAATTAAATCCTTCGCAATATGTCATATCCAGAAACGAGGGTATGACTATAGATTCGCGTGAAATAGTTACTAATTATAAAAATGCGTACGAAGATTTAGAAGTAGTTAATAGAGCAGTTAACATGATAGTAGATGATGTTGCTGAAATACCTTATAGTGTTGGGGAACAAAGACAAGGTGTTAATAATATTATAAAAAATATTCGTAGGGTAAAAGTAGATACATTACTTAATAAGGAACCTAATCCTTTTCAAGATATAAGTACATTTAAAAGAAATCTGATAATTGACTTATTAATTGATGGTAATATATTTTTATACTTTGATGGTGCACATTTGTATCATCTACCAGCAGAAAAAGTAACAATTTATTCAGACGATGAAACATATGTTGATAAGTATAGTTTTGATAATAGTATTGATTATAGTGTTAACGAAATTATACATATTAAAGAAAATAGTTTTAACTCCATATATCGTGGAGTTCCAAGATTAAAGCCTGCATTTAGAACAATGCAACTTCTTGGAAGTATGAGAAAGTTTCAAGATAATTTTTTCAAAAATGGAGCAGTTCCAGGATTGGTACTTAAATCTCCTAACACTCTTTCTGAGAAAATCAAAGAAAGAATGTTACAAGCATGGAGTATGAGGTACAATCCAAATACTGGAGGTCGAAGACCTTTAATACTTGATGGAGGGCTTGAAGTAGAACCAATGTCTCAAATTAATTTTAGAGAACTGGATTTTCAAGATTCAATAAAAGCAAATGAAAAAATTATACTTGAAGCGTTAGGAATACCACCAATACTTTTAGATGGTGGTAATAATGCAAACATAAGACCAAATCATAGACTATATTATTTAGAAACTATACT